TCTATTGCAAATCTTGTCACCGACTACAGGGCTCGTTTACACAAGCGTGTCAGCAGTAGAAACCGCGCTAAAAATTGAGGCCGCGCGCAACCGCAACGCATCTAGTTCAATCCCTGCCGGCATCCTAAAGCAAACTGGTGGAGAACCGTTAAGCGCGCAAGAACTAGCTGATCTTGCTGCATCATTCAATGCGGCGCGCGCAACTAATCAGACCGCTGCACTTAACGAGTATTTGTCCTACGAGGCAACAACAATGTCACCAGACAAAATGCTGTTGATTGAATCCGCAAACTATTCGGCACTAGAAATGGCGCGTCTTGGCAACGTGCCACCGTACCTAGTTGGCGTAAGTACTGGCTCGTATTCGTACCAATCATCACAGCAAGCTCGAGCAGACCTTTACATTTTCGGCGTAAAACTTTATGCAGAAGCAATTGCAGAAGCATTTAGCATGAACAATATTTTGCCAAACGGCACCTATGTTGAATTTGACGCACAAAATTATTTGTCAGAAAACTATTTAGCAGACCAAGCAGAAGAACCACAAGAAAACACTCAAGAGGAGTTAGCAAACCGATGATAAAACTAATTGCAGGAGAGTTCACAGTTGACGCCGCCAAAGGCGACGCACCACGACGCACCATCTCGGGAACCGCTGTTCCCTACAACGTGCCGGCAACAGTTTCGGATGGCACAGCTGTCATCTTCCGTCCAGGCTCATTGCCAGTCGAAGGTAAAGCCCCGCGCCTGTTCATGTACCACGACGCATCCATGCCAGTTGGCGTTGTCACCGAGCGCGTGAACACCGAAGAAGGCATGATGTTTAGCGCCAAAATTAGCGCCACAGCTCTTGGCAATGACGCCCTTGTTATGGCTATGGACGGCACCATTGACCAAGTATCCGTCGGCGTAAATCCGACCAAGTTCTCGTACGACGAAGAAGGAACAATGATTATTGAGTCAGCTCAGTTCATGGAATTGTCCTTAGTGCCGATCGGCGCATTTGGAGATATGGCCAACATTGCCAGCGTCGCTGCGAGTATCCACCAAGAGCCAGAAGAAGTAGTGTTAAATGAAGAAGTAGTCCCAGAACAGGAGATAGAACCCATGTCAGAAGTAACCGTTTCAGCAGTCGAGGCAACAGTCCCAACTGCTCCACTATTCGCACAAGCAAAGCGTGAGTTTCCAATGCCATCGGCTGCAGAAGTACTTGCTGCATATCACATCGGCGGAGACACTTACCTCAAAGTAAGCGACGCATTTAAGCAAGCACAACGCAAAAATCAGACTGCGTTGCAAGCGGCAGCGGGCGATATCGTTACTGGCGATACACCTGGCCTCTTAAATATTCCCGTGCTTGGACCTCTGTTTCAGGACCTAAACTTTGTTCGTCCTGTAGTAAGTGCATTTGGCGCTCGCGCAATGCCTTCAACAACTTCACGTCAGTTCGTTCGTCCAACAATCACGACGCACACTTCCGCTGCAGTTCAGACCAACCAGCTTGACCCTGTATCGGCAACCACCATGGTAATTGCTGCAAACACAGTTACAAAATCAACTGTTGCAGGCCAAGTAACCTTGTCAATTCAGGACATCGACTTCACAGATCCAAGCGCACTTCAGCTTGTATTGAATGACCTTGCCGGCGAAGTGCTCATTAAAACTGACGACATTGCAGCAGATGCACTTGTCGCTGGTAAAACCGCATCGGGTTCAACTTGGACAGTTACAGCGAACGATCCATCTTCTTTGATTGAATCGTTGTATGACGCAGCGCGCGAAATTACAGAAGACAGCAATTACTTCCCAACTCACTTGTGCGTCTCACCAGATGTTTGGCAAAAATTGGGTCAGCAACTTGACGGATCAAAGCGACCTGTACTTGGTTACACCACAAATGGCGTGATCGGTCAGAACAGCATTGGTCGCGTAGGCGGTCTTGCATATAACGCAATGGATGTGTTTGGTCTTGACCTTGTAGTTGACAACAACTTCGCTTCAGGAACCATGCTCGTTGTGTATGCCCCAGGCTTTGAAATCTACGAATCTGGTGCATCATTGCAGAGCTTTGAAAACCCATCAACCTTGGGTCGCACGCTCTCAATTCACCAGTACTTTGCAACCTTTGTTGCCAAGTCAAGTTTCATTCAGTCGATCACGATCGCCTAGTCGAGAGCGGAGCATCCGCTCATGGCTACATACACAGTTACTAACAAGTACCTGATTGACAACTTTGCCGTACTGCAACTTCTGACCCCATCGGAGATTGCAGTCGGCAGTTCAATCACGGTTGCAGGCGTTGACGCAACATTTAACGGCACTTACACGGTGCGCGCATTGCCACAGTATTTGTTTGTTGGCATAGATACACAGGGCGATTTGCTCTACGACTATCAGGTGCCGATTGCTGATCAGGTGCTTTACGCCAAGACCGCTGACGATGTTCAGCGTTCCGCCGCGTCTGGGACTGTTGCTAATGACCCTGTTTGCACGTGGGTGACAGCCGCGCAAGTGATGTCTTTTCTCGGCATCACCATCACGAACCCATCGGACGACTACACGTTGCTCACTCAATCAACGTCAGCTGGTAATCAGTTCTGTTATCGCAGGCGTCAGGAATCGGGCTATATCGACTCTCTAACGACCTCACCAGGCGGTGACGCAACATTGGGCACTTTGATGTATTGCGCCGCTCTATGGCGCTCTAGAGGCTCAATAGAGGCAACCTACGCCACGTTTGATGGCATGGGTTCGGCACCACAGCAAAGCCTGACCCCGATTGTTAAGCAGCTGCTTGGCATCCCTCGTCCAGCGGTTGCCTGATGTCGTACACCGACCTATTCAACGAAGCGATTGATGACGTCACCGCAACGCTTACCGCAGTATCAGGATTGCGCGTCGTAAACGACCCAACAAAACTTGCACCTAATTGCGTGTACCTTGACGCGCCAAACTTTACAACTATTGCAGGCAACGGCAACGTGGTGCGACTCGAGTTCCCAGTCAAAGTAATTGGTTCTGGGCCTGCAGGTCTGCCGGTGCTACGTCAGATTTTGAGCATTGTGGCAAGCGTGCTTAGCTCCAAGATCATCGTGATGGGTGGCCGTCCGTCAAGCCTTGAGATCGGTGGCGCGTTGTATCCGTGCTACGACCTTGATTGCGCTATCCAAGCCCAGACTTCGTAATCCACAACTAAGCAACACAAATCATCTACTATCAGAACATAACCTAAGGAGCATTTATGGCCAGTAGCACTTACCTCTCGAACCCAGTCCTAACGATTAACGCCGTTGATCTGACCGACATGTGCAGCGCAGCAACATTGACCTATCTGGTTGAAGCGCTTGAAGACACCGCGTTCGGCACCAACTCACGCAGTTACACCGCAGGCCTTGTCAACAACGAAGTGACCTTGACGATGTACGCGTCGTTTGCAGCAACCGAAACTTACGCAACGTTGTTCCCATTGGTTGGCACTAAGACCAACATCACCTTGACCCCAGCGTCAGGTGCAGAGTCAGCAACTAACCCGAAGTTTATTTTGACTGGTTGCTACCTTGAGTCGTTGCCAGTTATTAACGCATCCCTTGGCGAGTTGTCAACCTATGACATTACGTTCATGGGTGGCGCGTTGACGATTGACACCACCGCATAAATAACGGCTCCAAGCCGACATAGGAGAAACATGAAAATTAAGTTGCAGTTTAAGCGCACGCCCGACAGCGCACCCGAGTATTACTACACCAACCTGTTTGTAGTTACTGAATGGGAACGGCTTGAACGTCGCAACATTCAGCAACTATCAACTAACCCGCTTTACAGCGATTACTGCTGTTGGATGCACACGATCTTAAAACTTAAAGGTGAGCAAGTCGGTGACAACTGGCGCGAATGGATTAGCAAAAACCCAGAGCTGGAGATCATTCCGGTATTGGACGAGACCGACCCAAACCCTACGGACGCGGCACCTACCGCCGCCAACTAGCAGAAATACTGGTTGCGGTCGGTTGGTGGCCTAGCGACATTGTGTTTGACGCTCGAGATATGGCAACGGTCATTAAAGTGCTTAACGAGGCAAACAAAAAAAGGAAATAACGTGGCGGAAGTATCGGCAAAGATTGAGGTCGTAGGGCTTAAGGATGCCTTGAAGACCCTCAACAAGATTGACAAAAACCTGCGCCGAGATATTACAACAAGTTACAAACAGATTGTTAAGCCTGTTATTGACGATGCAAACAAACTTGTGCCTACTGGCGTTCCGCTGTCTGGTATGGCGCGCAACTGGCAAACCCGATCAGGGTTTCAAATCTTGCCGTGGATACCTGGCATGAAACAAAAAATCGCTGCCAAGATTAATACTCGAGCGATCA